AAATCTTGGTTTCAAGATTGTTTTTCCCAGTTTTTATCACAGGTTTATCAGGAAATGGTAAAACAATGATGGTCGAACAGGTCTGTGCGCGACTCAAAAGAGAATGTTACAGGGTCAATGTTACAGTCGAAACTGACGAAGATGATATGATTGGATCCAACACTTTGGTTGACGGCAATATCGTTTTCAGGGAAGGTCCAGTTCTCAAAGCAATGAGAAAAGGTGCTGTTCTCTTAATTGACGAAATTGATTTAGCGTCTAACAAGATCATGTGTCTACAGTCCATTCTTGAAGGTAGTGGATATCTTAACAAAAAGACTGGCGAGTATATCACCCCAGCGAAAGGATTTACAATAATCGCAACAGCGAATACAAAAGGAAAGGGCTCTGATGATGGCCGATTTATCGGAACAAACATTTTGAATGAAGCTTTCTTGGAAAGGTTCTCCATAACAATGGAGCAAGAATATCCATCTAACGCAATTGAGAAAAAAATTCTTTTCAAAGAATTTGAAAGATTGGAAATTCCTGGAATGGAAGATTACATCAATTGCCTAGTAACTTGGGCAGATGTTATCAGAAAATCTTTCTTTGAAGGAGCAATTGATGAACTAATTTCAACAAGGCGCCTAGTCCATATTTCACAAGCTTTCTCAATGTTCAAAGACAAAATGAAAGCAATTGAACTTTGTGTTTCAAGGTTCGATACTGAAACAAAAGCGACATTCTTGGATCTCTACACTAAAATAGATGCAGAGCCTATCGAAGAAGAATTGAAAGCAGCAGAAGTAAAGAGTGAAGATTTAGACCCAATCGCATTTGACGATTTTGACAAACCAGATACAGATGAAAAAGCATTTTAACAATTACCTCGCGTTTCCCTCTCTTAGTCTATTCTTGACGAAGGGGAGGGAAATTTCTATAGCATGATAAATAGACTAAATACACTATACAAAAGAGATTCTAAAGGAAAAATTAGAGAATACACTATTGAATGGACAGGAAATGGAGTAATGGCTCCTGGTTATAGAACAGTTGCTGGAATTCAAGGTGGCAAAATGGTATCTTCTGAATGGAAACTTACAGAAGGTAAAAATATCGGAAAAGTCAATGAAACAACGCCTTCTGAACAAGCTGAGAAAGAAGCGATAGCTAAGTGGGAAAAGAAAGAAGAAAAAGAATATTTTGAAGATATAGAAAAAGTTGATTCTTACGATAAGTTTAAACCCATGCTAGCTCACGATTATACAAAAAGACCACAGGACTTTGGGTGGAGTCAGCCGAAGTTAGATGGCATTAGATGCATAGCAACTAAAGACGGATTGTTCACTAGAGCAGGTAAAGCAATTAATACTTGTGGACATATTGAACATGATCTCAAAGAATTTTTTAAAGAAGAGCCAGATATAATTTTAGATGGTGAACTTTACAATCACGAATTAAAAGCAGACTTCAACAAGATTACAAGTCTTGTTAGGAAAGTAAAACCGACAGCAGAAGAAGCAAAAGAGTGTTTTGAAAAAGTTCAATATCATATTTACGATAGTTTCAATACTAATGATCCGACTGAGATATTTTCTATAAGAAATTTCTTTATAGGTGAAGATAATCCTGATGAAGATTCATTAAGATTTGTTGAAACAACTTTGTGTGAAACTCAAGAAGAACTTGATAAGAAGTATTCAGAATATACAGAAGCTGGTTATGAAGGCCAGATGGTTCGTAATGATACACCTTACGAAAATAAGAGAAGTAAAAATCTTCTCAAGAGAAAAGAATTTATAACAGAAGAATTTGATGTTGTTAATGTTTTAGAAGGACAAGGTAATTGGGCAGGATATGCTAAACACTTTGAACTAGAACTTGGTGATGGAAGAAACTTCAAAAGTGGTGTAAGAGGCAATCAAGAAACATTGAAAGCACTCTTAGAACAAGAAGATAAGCCTACATGGGTAACTTGTAGATATTTTGAGAAAACACCAGATGGTATCCCAAGATTTCCAGTTGTGATTGATTGGGGAAACGGAATTAGAGAGGATTAATTATGAATAATTATCAATTATTTTTTTACACATTTTTTATTTTATTTTTAGGATTTGCAATGGGGTATTACGCATGAAAATATTAGGAAACATCTTTATCGCAGTGGGAATATATCTCACCGCATCAATGTTTTATCTTGGTGTATGGTCTATGTTAGACATACCAATTATTATTGGTATTGGGTTCATAGGTGGTGCAGCAATTTTTAGTGGCTTCATTATGAGGAAAACAGTTTAATAAAAGGGGGTTAACTACCTCGGCCTCGGGACAGGAGTTCAACATACGAAGAGCTCACTTATTTATACTCTTTATGGATAGACAGGACTCCATCCCCGGCAGGTTTTGAGAGATTTTAGATGATTTTATATACAGAAGAACAATTAGAAAATGCATATAATGTGTATAGACGGCATCAAATAAAACAAGACATGAGTTTTTTGAAATTAGAAGATTTTAGACTTATGTTTGAAGAAATTATGGAATGGGTATATTATGAACCAGAAGAAGATAGAGGCGATTAAAGAAACGCTTGTAACAGTTTTTACAGGATTTGTAATTACTTATCCACTTAATTTAGGATTATTATATATTGCTCTTGAAATATTAGAATTTTCAGTTTTGATGACTTCTATCTTTACAACAGCAGGTATAACAATTGCAGCATTAATTAGAGTGTTTGTAATTAGGATGTATTATTCGAATATTAATGATGGCTGAAATTGAATTTACAGAAAAGTTTGGTCCAGGTAAATGCTGGAAATGTGGTATTAGAATTTCATCAATAGAAGTGGTGTATGAGACCGAAAGTATGGCCGGTAGACCATCTTTTACTAAAGTAGATTATGGAGTTTATCCAGCAACACCACAATTTTGTAAGAAATGTTATGAGAAGTTTTAAAATTATTGGGGAATTGGTGAAATGGGATCACGGCTCCCTTGCACGGAGCAATTAAGAGTTCGACTCTCTTATTCTCCACCAGCTTTAGAGAAAAAATATGAAAGTTGAAATTAAATATAAAGATGAATTAGGTACTTCTAAAGGTCTGTTTGCAACAGAAGATATGTATAAAGGTAATTTAATACTTATGTTAAAAGGTAATCATTTTTCGGAACCTACTAGAACATCAATACGAGTTCGAGATAAAAATATTGAACATTATGAGGGAGCCTTTTTAAATCATCATTGTAATCCTAATGCAGAGATTTGGGAAATTACTGATGTTGAAGAAGGAGTTGTAGTTGCGAAATGTGATATCTCTAAAGGAGAAGAAATTACTTTTGATTATGAAACAACAGAACCAATATTAGCTGCTCCGTTTAAGTGTAATTGCCATGGTCGATGGATAAGAGGAAAAATACATAGGTATCAAGAATGAAAAAAAGAAATCCAGTAAAAAAGAATATGGATAAATTTCATAAGCCACGCACACATAAAGATAAGACAAAATATGATAGAAAATCTGAATCAGAAAAATTACAAGATGAATTGGAGCCGATAGTAAGGTGAAAAAGAAAGTTATAGGAAACGCAATTTTATATTGTGGTGATTGTGAAGAGGTTTTATCAGAATTAACTGATATAGATACTTGTGTAACAGACCCGCCTTATGGATTATCTTTTATGGGTAAGAAGTGGGATTATGATGTTCCAAGTAAAGAATTATGGAAACAAGTTTATAATACATTAAAACCTGGAGCTCATTTACTCTCATTTTTTGGATCGCGAACTTATCATAGAGGAGTTATTCCTATTGAAGATGCTGGATTTGATATAAGAGATCAGATTATGTGGATATATGGAAGTGGGTTTCCTAAATCACATAACATAGGTAAGAAAGTAGAGGAATATAAAGGTTGGGGTACAGCACTCAAGCCGGCACATGAACCAATCGTTATGGCAAGGAAACCTTTTAAGGGAACAGTAGTAGAGAATGTGTTAGAGCATGGAACAGGTGGGATTAACATTGATGGGTGTAGGGTTGGTATCAACCCAGAGATAGATGATAAAAGGCTAGGTGGTCAAGGCGAGTGGAAGACTGATAAAACTGCAAAAAATGTATATGAAGGTGGTTATGAAGGTAAAAACATAGCATCATCTGAACAGGGCAGATTTCCATCAAATATAATACATGACGGAAGTGAAGAAGCTACAGAAGGATTTCCAATTACAAAAAGCACAGCAGCTAGATATTTCTATTGCGCTAAAACTTCACGATCAGAAAGAAATGAAGGCTTAGATCATTTACCAGATGGTGCACCACAAAGATGGAATAAGGCAGGTGAATGGACAGACGATACTACACCATCTAAAAATCATCATCCAACAGTTAAGCCAGTAGAATTAATGAAATATTTGTGTAGATTAGTAACACCTAAAGATAGAATTGTATTGGATCCATTTATGGGTTCTGGTTCAACAGGTGTAGCTGCATTGGCAGAAGGATTTTATTTTATAGGAATTGAAAAAGAAGAAGAATATTTTGATATTGCTTGTGCAAGATTACAACATTTTGTAGATAATCAAAAAACGAATTTAGAAAAAACATTCGGGGCATAAACAACTTGACAATACAGCAATTGCTGTTATAATAATAGTATGAGTTTGAATTATAAGTTTAGTGAAGGTGAAATTTTAGCAGAGCTAAAAAAGTATATTGATGAAACATATCATCAGCATTACAACAAAAACAAATTTCAAGCAACAGAATTTATCGTAGATTCTGGACATGGAATGGGATTTTCTCTAGGGAACATTCTCAAATATGCACAGAGATACGGAAAGAAAAATGGCTATGATAAAAACGATCTATTGAAAGTTTTACATTATGGCATCATCGCACTTCATGTGCACAATTTAAATAATGAGGAAAGTGAAACCAATGAACATTAGTAATGAAACTCTTGATATACTAAGAAATTTTTCATCAATCAATTCAGGGTTGACTGTTAAGGCCGGAAACGAACTTAAAACAGTATCAGCCATGAAAAACATTTATGCAAAGGCAATAGTTCCAGAAGTTTTTGATAAAGAACATTCAATTTATGATTTATCAGAATATCTAGGAGCTATATCTTTATTTGATACTCCAACTTTTGAGTTCAATGCAGAGAAAGTAATCGTGGCAGAAGGAGATAATAATGTAACATATTATTATGCAGATCCACAAATGGTTATATCTCCACAAAAAGAGATAAACATGCCTGATCCTGAAATCAGTTTTGATTTAGATGAAGGTGTTTTAGACTCGTTACTCAAGGCATCATCTGTATTATCATTGCCAGACATGGTATTGACTAGTGACGGAAATACAGTTGTTTTAACTGTTTTAGATAAGAAGAATGCAACTTCTAACATCTTTAGTAAAACAGTAGCTCAAGGTAATGGCTCTACATACGAAATGTTTCTTAGAATGGAAAACATCAAACTAATTCCTGGAGATTATACAGCGTTTGTATCTTCTAAGGGTATTGCACATTTTACAAATAGGAAATATCCAGTAGAATACTTCATCGCTTTAGAACCTGATTCTAACTACAATGAGTAGAAAGCATGAGAGAAGAATTTTTATGGGTTGAGAAATATCGGCCTAGGCATATTGATGATTGTATTCTTCCGCAAGAAACGAAGAAAATATTTCTAGACTTTGTAGCCAACAAAGAAATCCCAAATTTATTGTTATGTGGAACTTCTGGTGTCGGTAAGACAACAGTAGCTAAAGCATTATGCAATGAGTTAGGGGCAGACTTTGTTCTTATCAATGGTTCAGAAGAACGAAACATTGATACACTTAGGGTTAAGATAAAACAGTTTGCTTCTACTGTGTCGCTTACGGTAGATGGCGGCCCAAAGATTGTTATCTTAGATGAAGCTGATTATCTTAACCCACAATCAACACAACCTGCACTTAGAGGATTCATAGAAGAATTCTCAAAGAATTGTAGGTTTATTTTTACTTGTAATTACAAGAACAGAATCATACAACCATTACATTCAAGATGTAGTGTTATAGATTTTACAATACAGGCTAGTCAAAAACCACAGATAGCCACAGGAATTTTTCAGAGAATACTGCAGATACTTACTGATGAAAAGGTAGATTATAACGAGAAAGTAGTTGTAGAAGTAGTCAATAAATTCTTTCCTGACTTTCGTAGAATGCTCAACGAGATTCAGAAGTACTCAGCTTCGGGAAAGATAGACAGTGGTATTCTCGCCAATTTAGATGATGAAAGTTTAAACGAACTGTTAAGCTTTATCAAAGAGAAAGAATTCTCTAAAATGAGAAAGTGGGTCGCATTGAACATTCATAATGATCCACAAACAATTTACAGAAAAATATATGATAGCTTTTTTACAAAATTTGAGAACACTAGTGTTCCACAGGCCATTATTATTTTAAGTGATTATACATATAAGTCAGCGTTTGTTGCTGACCAAGAAGTGAACATGGTAGCATGTTTAACTGAATTAATGATGGAGTGTAAGATCAAATGATTTATCAATCAACAAAATATTTTAAAGAGATAGGTCCATGCGCTTATCGTAATTGGAAATCAGATACAGATTGTTATTTACTACATGGATATTGTAGATCATTCAAATTTGTATTTGGGTGTAAACATTTAGATAAACAAGGATTTGTAGTTGACTTTGGTGGACTGAAAGATGTTAAAAGACAATTACAAGAATGGTTTGACCATACAGTAATTCTTCAATCTGATGATCCTTTAGTTCCAGATTTTCAAAGATTAACAAAAGATGGCCATTGTAAATTACAAACATTTCCATTAATTAGTAGTGAAGGTTTGGCTGAATGGACTGGAGAATATGTTGATTCAGTTCTTCAAGAAAAATATCAAGGTAGATGTTGGATTATTAGTAGTGAACATATAGAAGCAGAGAAGAACAGTGCTATATATTATCCATTTGAAAATCGCGATAGACTTGATTTTGAAACCTTAGTTGAACTTAACAAAGAAATTTTATCAGGAGATATAGCGACAGCATAATGTTATATTCAGAAATATTTAGAAGTATTCAAGGGGAAGGTGTTTACACAGGAGTTCCAACTGTATGGTTGAGAATGTTTGGTTGTAATTTAAATTGTAATGGATTTGGACAAAAAGATCCAACAGATCCTTCAACTTATGTATTACCTTATCAAGAAATTGATCTAAAAGATATTACAGTGCCAGAACAATTACCTGTATTTCCTTATGGATGCGATAGTTCTTATTCTTGGTCAAAAAGATTTGCTAAACTTCAAAGAAAAGGAACTCCAGAAGAAGTCGCAAATGAATTACATCAGTTGATGTATGACAATAAAACTCATATAGCTTTTACAGGTGGTGAGCCAATGATGAAAGCTGCACAAAAGAATATTGTTCAGGTTATTACAGAAATAAAAGAATTATTTAAAACAGAACATGGATTTTATGGACCAACATGGAAAAATAATATTACAAATATTACTTTTGAAACTAATGGGACAAGAAAAATTATAGATGAACTATATACAACTATCTTGCACGACAGTATCAGTCAAGAAACAGAATATTTCTTTTCAGTAAGTCCAAAGATATGGAGTACAAGTGGAGAGAAAGATAGAATATGTCCTGACATTGTAAAAGAATATCAAGATGCTTGTGGAATACCGAAACAGTATCAAGGTTCTAAAGACCCACAAGGACAATTAAAATTTGTTTGTAATGGAAGTCTTACAAGTTGGTGTGAAATAGAAAATGCAGTTAATCAGTTTAGAGACGCTGGTGTAGTATATCCAATATGGATAATGCCAGTAGGAGCTACAGAAGAAAGTCAGAATAAAGATCATGTAGCAAGAATAGCAGAAGAAACAATGGATAGAGGTTGGAATGTAGCTGCCAGAGTTCATTGTTATATTTGGGGAAATGAGATAGGAAGATAACATGGCAGAAATGATTACAAAGGGTAAAGAACAAGTTAGAGGAAAATCAGTTCTTTTGTTTAGTGGTGGAATGGATAGTTTAATGATTAACGCTTTATTGAAACCAGATATTTTACTTAATGTAAATATGAATTCTACTTACGATGCTCGGGAAAGAGAAACTTTTCCTAATTTAATAAGTGAGTTTGAAGAATACATTTATCTTGATAAAGAATTAGATTTGGGTAGATACGAAAGAGATGATGCAATTGTTCCAAACAGAAATGCTCATTTAGTATTGTTAGCTTCTCATTATGGAGAAACAATATGGTTGGGTTCTGTAAATGGAGATAGGTCTTTTGATAAAGACGAAATATTTTATTATCATATGGAAACATTATTGAACCATATGTGGCAGGCACAACATTGGACAGAAGAAAGAAGATTTACAGTTAGTTCTCCTTTCAAAGATAGAACAAAAACAGATTTAGTTGAAGAATATTTAGAAAAGGGTAATCTACCACAATACTTGTTAGATTCATATTCTTGCTATGAAGGTGAAGAACAACATTGTGGACAATGTAAAGCTTGTTTCAGAAAATGGGTAGCATTAGAGAATAATCTAGTAGAACATAATAGAGATACTTATTGGAAAGAAGCTCCATGGGATGCTCCTTGGTTAGAAGAAGTTATGTATCAAATATATAACGGCGGTTATAGAGGAGATGAAGATACAGATATAATTTATGCATTGGAAAAAACTCCAAGGTATGTTGATTTAGATAGAATGAAGAATTAGGGTATGATGAATAATGAAAACGGATAAAAAATTAGGATACGCAGTTAAAAGGTATCTTATTAAAAAAGGTGTAGAAACACCTATAGTTGAAGTCAATTTAGGCCGTGAAGAAAAAATAGACTTAATTAGAGCTAACATGAGAACGATTATTGAAGTTTTAGGACTTGATACAACAGATGATTCAATTAAAGATACAGCTGCAAGAGTCGGGAAAATGTATGTTGATGAATTGTGTGCAGGAATGGATTATGAAAGATTTCCTGCCGTTACAAGATTCGATAATAAAATGGGATACAATCAAATGGTTTTACAAAAAGATATTACATTTCATTCAATGTGTGAACATCATTTTGTA